GGGGGGGTATCCCATGGGTAAGCCCGGACCGAAGCCCATGCCGGCGAACGTGCACCTGCTGCGGGGGAACCCGAGCAAGAAGCCGCTCGCGTCGCTCCTCGACGAGGTCGTGCGGCCGGACGTCGCGATCCCGAAATGTCCGATCCGTTCCGAGGCGTTCCGCAAGGAATGGAAGCGGATCACGCCGCATCTGGAGCGGCTCGGGCTGGTTTCGGAGCTCGATCGCGCGATGCTGGTCGGGTACTGCACGGCCTGGGCGGACCTCGAGTGGGCCGAGCATCGCATGGCTGAGCACAACAAGGACGACGCCACCGGCGAACGGGGGCGCGTCTGGGACACGCCTTCCGGCTACAAGCAGATCTCGGTGCTGATGCAGATCCGCAATCGGGCTCTGGAGCAGCTGAAGTCGTTCGCGGCCGAGTTCGGCCTGTCGCCGGCGTCGCGGTCGCGCGTGACGGCCTCCGACCCGCAGCTCAGCCTGCCGGGGGTCGAGGAGAAGCCGAGCGAGACTGGCTGGGGGGCTTTCCCGAATGGGTGAGTACCACGTCGATCACGTCGTCGAGCTGCGCGACTACGCCGAGCGCGTGGTGGCCGGCCTGGTGCCCGCGTGCAAGTGGGTCAAGGCAGCCTGCCAGCGGCACCTCGACGACCTGGTGCGCGCGGAGCACGAGGATTTCCCCTACGAGTTCCGGCCCGAGCTGGCCGCGCGGGTGATCACGTTCATCGAGCTGCTGCGGCACGTGAAGGGCAAGTGGGGCGGCCAGCGCCTGGTGCTCGAGGCCTGGCAGAAGTTCTTCGTCGGGTGCATCTTCGGATGGGTGCGCAAGACCGACGGCACGCGCCGGTTCCGCACTGGCTACCTCGAGGTGGCGCGCAAGAACGCCAAGACAACCGTTCTCGGCGGCATTGGCCTTTACATGCTCGTGGCCGACAACGAGTGGGGCGGCGAGGTGTACTCGGCAGCAACCACGCGCGACCAGGCCAAGATCGTCTTCGACATCGCGCAGCAGATGGCGCGCATGGACGGGCCGTTCCGGGCCAAGTTCGGCGTCGAGGTGCTGACGCACTCGATCCTGGTCAAGGAAACATCGTCGAAGTTCGTACCGCTCTCTGCCGAGGGCAGCACCCTGGACGGCCTGAACGTCTCGTGTGCGCTGATCGACGAGCTGCACGCGCACAAGACGCCGGCGGTGCACGACGTGCTTGACAGCGCGACCGGCTCCCGCGCGCAGCCGCTGCTGGTGAAGATCACCACGGCCGGCAGCAACCGGGCCGGCGTGTGCTACGACCAGCGCTCTTACCTCACCAAGATCCTGAACACGACCCTGCGGGCGCACGAAGGCATGGGCTACCGCGTCGAGGGCGACTGCGCGTCCGACGACCGCTTCTTCGGGATGATCTACACCATCGACGACGGTGACGATCCGTTCGACGAGGCCGTGTGGGCGAAAGCGAATCCGAACCTGGACGTGTCGGTAGACCGCGAGGACATGCGCTCTATGGCGGCCGTCGCGCGTGTCCAGGCGGCCCGGCTGACCGAGTTCCTCACTAAACGTCTGGACGTCTGGGTCAACGCCGACTCGGCCTGGATGAACATGGCCGCCTGGGATGCCTGCGCCGATGCGACGCTGAGCCGCGAGGCCTACGCCGGCGAGCCCGCGTACATCGCGCTGGATGCTGCATTCCGCAAGGACCTGTTTGCGAAGATCGTGGTGTGCCGCCGCGGCGATCGCGCCGCGGTGTTCGGCCGGTACTACGTGCCCGAGGGACTGCTGGAGCGCAAGGGCCTCGAGCAGCTGCGCGCCTGGGTGTCGGATGGCTGGATCCGGACCACGCCGGGCGACGTGCTCGACATCGAGGTCGTGCGCGAAGAGCTGCGCGAGGACCTCGCCCACTTCGACGTGCGCGAGGTGCCGTACGACCCGTGGCAGCTGTCCCAGTTTGCCGGCGAGATGCAGGCCGAGGACGCGCCCATGGTCGAGATGCGCGCCAACGTCCAGAACTTCTCCGAGCCGATGAAGCGCTTGGACGCCATGGTGGCCAGCGGCGAGCTCGTGCACGCGGGCGATCCGGTGTTGGCCTGGATGGTCTCGAACGTCGTCTGCCACTACGACGCCAAGGACAACATCTACCCGCGCAAGGAACGGCCCGAGCAGAAGATCGACGGCGCCGTGGCGCTGATCATGGCCATCGGCCGTGCGTTTGCGCCTCAGGAAGACGAAGGCGTGCCTGGCGTGTGGGTGATCGGATGAAGCTCGGCGACCTGATCCCGCGATTCCTCAAGCCGCGCAACAGCTACTCGGACCTCGAGGAGCGGGCTTTCTCCGACCGTCTGCGCCAGGCGAACGTGTCCGGCCAAGTCGTCACCGAGCACTCCGCGCTGTGGCAGTCCGCGGTCTGGGGCTGCGTGCGGGTGATCTCCGAGACGCTGGCCATGCTGCCGATGGATGTGATCGAGCGCCGCGGCGAGCGGCGCGACACCCTCGGCGACCATCCGGTGGCGTGGCTGCTCAACACCTCGCCGGACGGCGTGATGCCCGCGTTCCGGTTGCGCGAGACGATGCTGGCGCACGCGCTCATCTGGGGCAATGGCTACGCCGAGATCGAGCGCGACACCGTCGGCCGGCCGTACGCCCTGCATCTGCTCACGCCGGACCGCACCGTGCCGCAGCGCACGCGTGACGGCGTCGTGTTCCGGCACCACCAGGCCGACGGCACCTTCGTCGACATTCCCGGCCGCGATGTGCTGCACATTCCCGGTCTGTCTTACGACGGTCTGCAAGGCTACTCGATCGCCGTCATGGCCGCCCAATCGCTGGGCCTGAACGCGGCCGTCGAGACGTTTGCCAGCGCCTTCTTCGGCAACAACATGCAGCTTGGCACCGTGTACACGACCGAGCAGACCATCAAGGAAGAGACCGCCACCTTCCTGCGCGAGCAGCTGGAGAAGCTGCACCGCGGCGCCGCGAAGGCCTTCCGCGCGGCGCTCCTCACGCACGGCCTCAAGCCGAGCGAGCCGCCGATGGCGCTGTCCGATGCCCAGTTCGTCGAGAGCCGCCGCTTCGGCGTCCTGGAGATCTGCCGCTGGTTCCGCGTGCCGCCGCACCTGGTCATGGAGCTGGAGCGCGCCACGCACTCCAACGTCGAGCAGGAGCAGCTGGCGTTCGTCACGCACTGCCTGCAGCCCTGGGCCACGCGCGTCGAGGGCGAGTGCAACCTCAAGTTGTTCGGGCGCAACCAGCAATCGCGCCAGACCGTGAAGCACAACTTCGGCGCGCTGCTGCGCGGCGATCTGAAGAGCCGGTACGAGGCCTACAGGATCGCCCGCGAGACCGGCACGCTCAACGCCAACGAAATCCGCGCGCTCGAAGAGCGCAACCCGATCAAGGACGGCGACGTGTACCTGGTGCCGGCCAACATGACGACGGTCGAAAAGCTCCAGGAACCGACGCCGGCACCGGTCGTGACGCCCACGCCGGAGCCCGCGCCGTCTGATCCGCCGCCGGAACCCTCGCCCACGGACCAGCTTGAGTCCGCGCGGCGTCACATGCACCTCGTGAGGTCCACCCATGCGTAAGCGCCACTTCCAGGCGAAGGCCACCGCGAAGGTGGGCGAGATCGTCCTCTATGCCGACATCGGTCCTAGCGATTGGGGAATGATCGACGGCAAGACCGTCAGCGCCGCGCTCAAGGAGCTGGGCGACGTCGAGATCATCAACCTGCGCATCGACTCCGCCGGCGGTGGTGTGTTCGACGGCATGGCGATCTACAACCAGCTCAAGCGTCACCCGGCCACCGTACACGTGACCGTCGACGGCCTGGCGGCGTCGATCGCCAGCGTCATCGCCATGGCCGGAGAGACCATCACCATGGGTGAAGGCACCCAGCTGATGATCCACGACGCCAGCACCTTCGCCTGGGGCAATGCCGGCGAGATGCGCAAGACCGCCGATCTGCTGGACTCCATCAGCGGCGACATCGCCGAGATCTACGCCAGGCGCAGCGGCCGGACCGTGGCCGAGATCCGCGATCTCATGCGCGACGAGACCTGGTTCCGTGCGCAGGAGGCCGTCGACGCCAAGCTGGCCGACAGCGTCGTCGCCGGGGCGCCCGTTGAGGCGCACCTCGACGAAGAGCAGGCCAAGAGATTCAAGCATCCGCCGAAGTCGCTGCTCGCCCGTGCGCGCGACCAGCACTCGGCCTCCCGTGTCGCGGATATGGCTGCGCGTGCGCAGCGGTATCTGCGTCCCACCCGGTCGGCGGCACCGCAGACCTAGTCACTCAAAGGAGCACAGCATGAAATTCAAATCGTATGGGGTGGCTGCCGTTGCACTGGTAGCCGTAGCCGTGACTGTGATGTACCTCAGCGGCATGTCCGTCGAGGCCATGGCCGCAGGCCTGCTGCTGGCCAACGGTCCGATGGTGCTGAGCGATCGCATCGACACGCTGCGCAACACGCTGGTCGATCTGGCCAACCGCACGCGCGCCATCCAGGAAACCGCCGCGGCGGCGAATCGCGATCTCACGGCCGATGAACACAAGACCGTCGTCGACCTGGCCGACGAGTTTGACCGCGTCGAGGGCGAGCTCGAGCTGGCCGAGCGCGCGCAGAAAATGCAGGACCGCACCGGCGCCGGCACCGGCCGCCGCAGTGATCCTCCCGGCCTGCCCGAACCGCAGAACAGCGGCAACCGTCAGCGTCAACCCGACGGCCTGCAGGCGACCACGATGCGCACGGCCCAGGAGCGGGACCGCTGGGGCTTCAACAACCTGGGCGAGTTTGCCCGGTCCGTGTTCGACTGGCAGCGGGGCACGCGTCAGGACCCGCGCCTGGTGCAAAACGCCTCGTTGTCCACGTACTCGTCTGAAGGCATTGGTGCGGATGGCGGATTTGCGGTCCCGCCCGAGTTCAAGACCACCGTGCAGTCGCTGGTGACCGGGGAAGATGCCCTGCTGAGCCGCTGCGACGCGCAGCCGACGAACTCCAGCATGGTCATCGTCCCGACGGACGAAGACACCGTGTGGGGCGCGAGCGGCGGCGTGCGGGTGTACCGGCGAGCCGAAGCGGCGGCGCAGACGCAGAGCAAGTTGGCGCTCAAGGACATCACCGTGCGGATCGAGGAGATCTACGCGCTGGTGCCCGTCACCGACGGCCTGCTGCGGGATGCGCCGATGCTGGCCAGCTTCCTGTCCACCAAGGCGGGGCAGAAGCTCAACTTCAAGATCACGGACGAAATCATCAACGGCACCGGCTCGCAAGGCCAGATGCTGGGCATTCTCAATTCGCCGTCCCTGGTCACGGTGACCAAGGAAAGCTCGCAGGCCAGCGGCACCATCGTCGCCGCCAACATTTTGAAGATGTACTCGCGCATGCCCGACGCCGTGCGTCGCAATGCGGTGTGGCTCATCAATCAGGACGTCGAGGAGCAGCTGCTCAGCATCAACATCGCGTTCAAGGACCGTGTCGGCCAGAACAACATCGCCGCGGGCGTCGCCGGACTGGTGGGTGAAGGCGGACTGCGGTACGACCCGACGAACGGCACCTTGATGGGCCGCCCGATCATCGCCACCGAAGCGTGCCAGACCATCGGCACGGTCGGCGACATCATCCTGGCGTGGCTGCCTGGGTACTTCGCGCCTTACGAGGCCGGAGGCGTGCGCAACGACATGAGCATGCACCTGTGGTTCGACCAGGGCGCCACGGCGTTCCGCTGGACGTTCCGCATCGGTGGCCAGCCGTGGCTCTCCGCGCCGATCTCTCGCAAGAACGGCTCGAACACCCTGTCTCACTTCGTCGCTCTGCAGACCCGCTAACCCGAAACCGCCGCGGCTCTCCGGAGCCGTGGTGGTCCTGAAAGGAGATTTGCAACATGTTCCCGAACGTATCTCTGGCAGAAGGGCTCGGAGTGGCGGGCGTCATCGTCCCGGCCACTACGGCCAACACCCAGCGCAACACCGGCGCCATCGACCTCTCAAAGTGGGATTCGCTCCTCTTCGTTTTCCAGCTCGGCGACATGGCCGCGGAGACGATCGACTTCGGCGTCGAGACCTGCGACAGCGACGGCACCAGCAACGCGGTCGACATCACCGGCAAGCAGGCCACCCAGCTCGCCGCGCACGCCTCCAACAACGACAGCAAGCAGGTC